CATGTCTAGTGCATGGACTACTTATCGTGCAGCACTACGGGATGTACCAGCACAGAGTGGCTTCCCTAATAGTATTACGTGGCCTACCAAGCCTAGCTAAAGGATAGAACATGACTAAAGCAAGAGATACAGCAAACCTAACTGGTAGTGGGGTAGGTCTGTCACTACTAGACATTGATGCAGGTACAGATATCGGTGCTGCTCTTGTAGATGCTGACCTTATGATTGTAGACGATGGGGCAGGTGGTACAAACCGCAAGGCTACCATGAGTAGATTAGCTACTTATATGGGTGGTAAGATTACTGGTGGTAGTTTAGTTTATATAGCCTCTAGTGGTGCTATAAGTGATGCAGCAGATGTACAATTTAGGGCGCAAGATGGACACTTTGATCCTACTAAGTATGATCACTATCAATTTTGGTTACAAGATGTTCGCCCACAAACTGACACAGAGTATTTATATTGCCATGTAAGCACTGATGATGGAAGTAATTATGATACTACAAATGGTAATTATCACCTTGGCGGCACTGGCGGAACTGATACCTATGGCCTCCCTGTTGCTAGAAATGGCGGTATAGGCAGTGGAGTTAGTACTGAGTATGGTGTTAGTGGGCAGTTTATGCTGCTTTGCCCTCACAGAACTTCTTATACTAAATCTCAAAGTCTTACAGTTTACGATAGGGATGGGAATGTTTACCAGATGAGTGCAAGTTCTTTCAGTTCTGGTGTGCATTTAGTATCACAGGATGTAGATGCAGTACAATTTAAAATGAGTAGTGGCAATATAGAATCAGGTGAAATTGTAATGTATGGCATTGCAAACGGAACATAAGGAAAAACAATGGCAGGTTATATAGGTGGTAAGGTAGCAGTATCAGCACCACAACAAATAGAAACAAAGCACACAATTACGGCAACAGCCAGCCAAACCAGTATTCCTAATGTTGGTTATACTGTCGGTGCTGTGCATGTTTATCAGAACGGTATACGCCTAGTAGATGGCACAGACTACACTGCCACTAATGGCTCTACTGTTACACTAGAGACAGGTGCTACTGAAGGTGATCAAATTGTTATTGTGTCACATGGTAGTTTTGAAACAAGTGATACAGTAAGTAAGGCATCAGGTGGTACGTTTGCTGCTGGCATTACAGTTAATGGTGTTGGTGCTTTTGGTTCTGGTACTACAGTAGGTGGTGCAGCAGTTAAGGTAGCAGGTAAAGAAACCATATGGGTTCCTGCCAGTGCCATGCAGCCTACTACTTCTAATCCTTGCTCTGACTTAACTACAGTAGAGACTACATCAGGCAGACCTGATATGGTTGTATTAGACTTTGATGATGGTGCTGATGAACATGCACAATTTAGTGTAGCATTTCCTAAATCATGGAACTTAGGCACAGTTACCTTTAAGGCTTATTGGACTACTACGGCAACAGATACAGATGGCTGTACTTGGGGTCTTCAAGGCGTAGCTATGAATGATAATGAAACTATTGATGTAGTCTACGGGACGGCAGTAGTTGTTGATGACGCAGCACAAGGGGCAGCAGAAGAACTTTATGTAACTGCAGAAAGTGGTGCTATTACTATTGCTGGAACTCCTGCAGATGAAGACCTATGTTTCTTTAGGGTCTTTAGGGATGTATCAGATAGTAATGACACTATGGCAGAAGATGCACGTTTGTTAGGTATTAAACTATTCTTTACCACTGATGCGGCGAATGATGCATAATGAGTAGCTTTGGTTATAATATGTTAGGCTTTGGTGGTTATCCAAATAGGGGAGGCCCCGTAGAGGCGTCAGGCGGTACAAAAACAACATCTGGTGAGTATACAATTCACACCTTTACAAGTTCTGGAACATTCTCTGTATCTAGTGGCGGTGATATGGAATACCTTGTTTTAGCTGGTGGTGGCGGTGGCGGCGCTCACTATGGAGGTGGCGGCGGTGCGGGTGGTTTTAGAGCCATTACAACTACTACAGTTAGTGCAGCAGATTATACAGTAACTGTTGGTGCTGGTGGTGCTGCTGGTGTCTATGCAACTGGTGGTGACTCTTCGGCTGGAACTATTGGCTCAAACAGTGTTTTTAATAGTATTACTTCCAATGGTGGTGGCGGCGGGGGCGCAAGAGGAAGTTCTGCTGCTACTTCTGGAGGATCAGGTGGTGGTGGGGGCAATGAAGGTTCAGGAACAACTCCCGGAAATGGCACAGCAGGTCAAGGGAATAATGGCGGTAATGGATATGACTCAGGTACTAGTTCCGGTGGCGGCGGCGGTGGGGGTGCTGGTGCAGTAGGTGGCAATGCTTCCAGTGGCAATGGCGGGACAGGAGGTTCTGGTACTGCTAGTTCAATTTCAGGCTCTTCTGTGACTAGAGCTGGTGGTGGCGGTGGTGCTGAAAACAGTGGCGGTTCATCTGGTGGGTCAGGTGGTGGCGGCAATGGTGCGTCAACAGGCGGTGCTGGTACGGTCAATAAAGGTGCTGGCGGCGGCGGTGGCGATTCACAGGGCAATGGTGGATCAGGGGGCAGTGGTATAGTTATTATAAGGTATTTAACGGAATGAGCCATTATGCAAAAATAGAAGATAGAATTGTTACTCAAGTAATTGTTGCGGAGCAAGATTTCGTTGATACTCAGGTAGGGACTTGGGTTCAAACATCTTACAATACATACGGTGGTCAGCATACGTTAGGCAACACTCCTTTGCGGAAAAACTATGCTGGTATTGGCTACACATATGACAGCACAAGGGATGCTTTTTATGCACCACAGCCTTACCCAAGTTGGACACTAAACGAAACGTCTTGTTTATGGGAGCCACCTGTTGCGTATCCTAGTGATGACAAAAGTTACACTTGGGATGAAGACACAACAAGTTGGGTTGAAGTAGATTAATAATAAGGAAACAGAATGTCAGGATATATAGGCGCAATACCTACCCCACAGGCTACACAAAGTCGGGACGTATATACAGCCACATCAAATCAAACTACATTTACTACCCAAGGGTATACCCCTGATCTTGTTTCTGTATATCTTAACGGTGTACACTTAGCTAGGGCAGACTATACAGCTACCAATGGGTCAGACGTTGTGTTGGCCTCTGGTGCATCAGCTAATGACACAGTAGAGATTGTAGCCTTTAGTACGTTTGATACAAGTAACAGTGTATTTACAAGTGATGTAGTAGCCTCTGGTGCTACACTTCAAGCCACAGGTGACACAGCAGCAGGGGATGATGCAGCTATTGGTTACACTGCAGCAGAAGGTATTATCATTACTGGTCAGGGTACAACCAATGATGTAACAATTAAGAATGATGCAGACGCAGACGTAATTGAGATACCTACAGGCACTACTTCTGTTACCATGACAGGCTCACTAAAGCCTCTGACATACCAAGAAACATATGTAGCTAATAGCACAGGTTCTACAACTACACTTGATCTAGCTACAGGCACATCTTTTTCTGTTACACTATCCGAGAACACTACGTTTGCATTCAGCAATCCACCTACAAGTGGTACAGCATACAGCTTTACTTTGTTTATTACTCAACCTGCGTCAGCTAAAACTATTGCTTGGCCCGGATCAGTAGATTGGGCAGGAGGATCAGCACCAGATGCACCGGGAAATAGTGAAGTAAACGGATACGGTTTCTTTACACGTGATGGTGGTACTACTTATTACGGCTTCCTTGGAGGGGCGGCACTTGGCTAAGTCATTCTTCAATACAGGACTGTTAGGTGCTGCTGGTTCTTCTGCACCATCAGACGATCAGTTCAACCGTGTTAGTTTTCTCAGTCATTTTGAGGGCAGTAACAACGGTGTGAACAATGCGTTTGATGATGGCTCTGACAGTAACCACACAATCACAGCCAATGGCAATGTAACTCAAGGCTCGTTTAATCCGTACGGAACTAATTGGGCTGTAGATTTTAGTTTAGATGCTAACCCTCGTTTAAGTTGCGGTAGTAGTTCTGATTTTACGTTTGGAACAGGTGACTTTACGGTTGAGTTCTTTGTATTCTTTTATTCCCTAACAAGTTATCAAACACCTATGTCTGCGGGGTATAATGATAGTGGCGGTATGGCTATTCAAACTGGAAATGCTAATGGTAAATTCACGTTTTACAGTGGAGGTAGTGCTTTAGTATCAGAAACTACAAGTGATGCCGTATCTAACAAGTGGTATCATATAGCTTTTTCACGCCAAAGTGGCACTCTGCGTGTCTACCGAAACGGCGTTCAAACTGGGACAGCTTCTAATAGCACAAACTTAAATCGTACAGGCAATATTTTAATTGGGTCTGACCAAGATTTCAACATTGATGGCTTACTGTCTAATTTTAGATTGGTTAAAGGCACCTCATTATACAACAGTAATTTTACAGCCCCAACCTCTCCTTTAACTGCCGTAACTAATACAAAGTTACTTACGTTGCAAAGTAATCGTTTTGTTGATAATTCTGCCTCTGGGCATACAGTTACACCAAATACTGGAAAGGAAACAATTGGCTCTTTCGGCCCATTCCTGACAGATGCAGTGTATGATGCAGCGGTAAACGGGGCGAGTGCACACTTTGAGGGAGGCGATGGTGATTACTTATCACTTCCACCACAATCTGATTTTGCTTTTGGCACAGGAGATTTTTCTGTTTCTGTATGGGTTTATTTCCACAACGTAGGGAGTTTTGATTATTTAATTGACGGTCGCAATTCTGGTCAAACGAGTGGTACATGGTCACTAGGAATCAACTACACTAACACTGCTTCTGGTAAATTAATGTTTGCAAGTGGCAGTAGTGCTATACTAACGTCCGACACAAATTTAAGCAAGTTCCAATGGTATTATATTACTGTTTCACGTTCTGGCACTACTAGCCGAATGCACTTCAATGGAACTCAAGTAGCAATAAATACGTCAGATTCAACAAACTATTCTACCTCTCCTAATACATCGTATATAGGAACTAGATATAGCACTCAACACAGCTTTGACGGGATTATGGGTGATGTTAGAGTTGTAAAGGGTACGGCCTTATCTAGCTACACCCCACCAACAGCCCCATTAACAGCCATTACCAACACCAAGCTGCTTTTAAACATGGCAGATGCACAGGCGATTGATAGTGCTGCACAGAATAATTTGACGTTAGTTGGAAATGCTAACACAAGCACAGACCAAGCTAAGTTTGGTGATACATCTTTGCATTTAGATGGCACTGGTGATTATGTAATTAAATATGCTCAAGACATTTCAGGTACAGGGGCATTTACTGTTGAAATGTTTTTACGACTAGCAGCAGTGGGTGCGGTTCAAGTTTTTTACGACACCAGACCGAGTGGCACTAATGGCTTGTATCCAGTGTTATTCGTGAACAGTGATAACACACTAAATTATTATGTGAGTTCAGGTAATAGAATAACTAGCAGTGAAACACTCTCGGCTAATACGTGGTATCATATAGCATTATGCAGGTCGGAAACTAGCACAAAATTATTTTTAAACGGCACACAAGTAGGCTCAACATATAGTGACAGTCATAATTACGTTGATAGTGGTCAGACATATTTAGGCAGGTCATCTTTTGGTGACGAGTTTCCAACAAACGGTTTTATAGACGAAATTCGTTTTAGCAAAATGGCCCGTTACACCAGTAATTTCACAGCACCGACAGCAGCATTCGCAGATAAAGGACAGTAACAATGAAGATAGCACGATTAGATGGCAGCACCATAGGTGAGATAGCAGACTACAAGTCTCTGTTTCCCAACACTTCATTCCCTAAAGCTGGACCTGATGCGGATTGGCTTGCAGCTAATAGCTGTGCAGAAGTGGTAGTGTTCCTAGCCTACGATAGTGCCACACAGAAGAATGAATCTGTAACACCATACCTATCAAACGGTAAAGTCTACACTCGCCGTGTCACAGACATGACCTCTGAGGAACGTGCTGCTGTAGTCACTGCTGCTAATGTTGAAGTAGCTAGACTTAACAGAGCAGAAAGAGATAAACGTCTAGCTGCATGTGATTGGGTTGTGACTAAAGCACTAGAAGCTGGTGGCTCTGTACCTAGTGCATGGTCAACTTACCGTACAGCACTACGTGATATTACTACTCACTCTAACTGGCCCAACTTAAACTATCCTGACATGGAAGGCAATGGGGGCGATTGGCCTGTGGAGCCTAGCTAATGGATATCAACTGGACATTAGTAACAATAGCAGGAGCATTACTAGCACAGGGTGCTGCTGTAGTATGGGCAGTGTCCAGCATGGTATCAGACATTAAGTACAACAGGGCTGAGATAACTGATGTAGAAACTAGCACAGCAAGACTAGCTGAGGATATACATGAGAATGACGTAATGATTGCACGTATTGATGCAAATGTAGAAGCAATCAAGGAAGCATTAAATGTGGTTACGACTAGCCACGCACAGAACTAATTAAATGATAGACCCCGTTACAGCTTTTGCTGCAGCTAACGCAGCCTTCAAAGGGGTCAAGATGCTAGTAGGTGCTGGTAGAGAGATACAAGATGTATCACAGCAACTAGGTGCATGGTACGGTGCAGTAGCTGACATTACTAGGGCTGAGTCCCAACGTAAAAACCCTACGTGGTTAGACAAGCAGACACACGGTACTGACAACATAGAACAAGAAGCAATGGACATTATTGTTCGTAAGAAGACATTGCTTGAGAAAGAAAAAGAAATAAAGTTTATGTTAGACTACAGGTTTGGTCTTGGCACATATGATGAAATGTTAGGTATGCGTAGGCAAATACGCAAGGATCGTGAAGAGACTGTTTATAAGGCTATGGAAGCTAAAAGACAAATACAGAATAACTTAGCCATAGCCACTCTTTCGTTCCTAATTCTTGGTACATTAGGTGGGGGCATTTATTTAGTAATACTAGGAGTTAGTTAATGAGTATACTTACAGTTATGCCTTTAGTGTTGGCAGGTTTATTAAGCAGCCCTGAGTTTGTAATATGTCAACTAGCAAAAAGAGTGAAGATAAGAGAAGAAAAAGTTTGCATTTACCGTGGCCCTAATGGTACAATAGGATATCATTATCCTAGCTACAGTTTTAAAGAATGCCCAAAACAATTTATGTGTAGATATACACCTAATGCTAAGAAAAAAGTAAATGTTCAAGATATACTTGACGGATTAAAGGACGGATTTGAATAATGACAGCAATGCAGTTTCAAGGATTTAAACCACAGGCAATGGAGCGTATAGCTGGTACGTTAGGCTATCAGGGGGACATGGGAAAGTTTAAAGACTTCCTGCAGTCTGATCCTGAAGCGCAAACAAAGTTTAATGACTTTCAAAACAAAGCTATTCAGATGATGAATGGTGGTATGGTACGTAAAAACTATCAAGAAGGTGGCTCTGTAACTACAGAAGAAAAAGAAGAAGTTGTACCTGCAAGTATTGGTCAGACTACAGTAAATCGTATGCAAGGACCAGCACTACCTATTGGTGGTATAGCTACAGCTACTGGCACTGTCGCACAACCATCACAAGATTTAGCTGCAGGTGCTGGGCAAGTTAGTACAACATCACCTGCAGCCACAGCTACACAGGGTGCTGTACAGCAAGCTATAGCAGACCCAAGAACTGAGGTATCAACTATAGCACCTGTTACTACTGCAGGTACAGTAGAGCAAACACTTGACAAAACACAAACAGCTACAGGCACTGTATCAGATCAGGCAAAGGTAACAGGACAGCAACAAACTGAAACTGCCGTAGCTACTGTAGATGCAGCACAAGGCACTGCCCTTAAAATGGATAATCCTGTACAGCGTGAGTTACAGGCAGGTGAGATTATTGAGCCAGCAGCTAATGCTGCAAAGGCAAGTCAGTTTACAGAACAGATACAAGCGGCTGAAGCTACACCTACAGCCCAAGCCACTGTAAAGGGTCAGCTAGATACATTGATGGCAGACTTTGAGGGTGGTGAAACACCAGCATGGGCTGCAGGAGCCTTACGCAACGCTACAGCACAGATGGCTGCACGTGGGCTAGGGGCTAGTAGCATGGCAGGACAGGCTCTTGTACAGGCAGCTATGGAGTCAGCACTGCCTATTGCTAGTGCAGATGCACAGACAGTTGCAGGGTTTGAAATAAAGAACCTAAGTAACCGTCAAGAAAGAGCCATGCTGTCAGCACAACAACGTGCTACCTTTATGGGCATGGAGTTTGATCAAGCCTTTCAATCACGTGTAGCTAATGCAGCTAAGGTTAGTGATATAGCTAACATGAACTTTACTGCAGAGCAACAGGTAGCACTAGAGAATAGTCGTGCAGCTAACACAATGAACCTAAGTAACCTGTCTAACCGACAGGCTCTTACTATGGCAGAGGCATCGTCACTAGCAAACCTTGACATGGCTAATCTAAGTAACCGACAAGCTGCAGCCGTAATGAATGCACAGTCTTTCCTTGCAATGGACATGACCAACCTAGCCAATCAACAACAGACAGAAATGTTTAAGGCACAGCAACGTACACAGTCTATGTTTACAGATCAAGCAGCAGAAAATGCAGCCAAACAATTCAATGCAACTAGTGAGAACCAATCTGACCAGTTCTTTGCTAACCTTAAAACACAGACCTCACAGTTTAATACTACACAAGCTAACGCTATGTCACAGTTTAATGCTGGTGAAGAAAATGCTATTAACAAGTTTAATACAGAAATACAAAATCAACGTGATCAGTTTAATGCACAGAATGGTTTAGTAATTGCACAGTCTAATGCTGTATGGCGTAGAGAGATTGCAACTGCAGCAACAGCCGCTGTCAATAGGGCTAACGAAATCAATGCTGCTGCTGTACTTGATATGTCAAATCAGGCATATGCTAATCTGTGGCAGGAACATGCCGACATGATGGAGTGGGCATGGACTTCATCTGACAATGAACGTGATAGGCAGAATGCTGTAACATTAAGTAACTTAGCTGCAGGTAGAGAAAGATCACAACAAGAATATGCGGCAGATGTTTCATCGTCTAGTGCTATTGGTGACTTTGTAAGTAAGTTAGCACTAAGCTACGCTGGTAGTTTATTTGGGTAGGGGAATATAATGTTAAAAGGACAGGCTATAGCAGCTTATAATAAGTACATGAATAGAAGCATGTCGGTTCAACCTAAAGAACCTAAAGTAAAAATGTCTGGTTTACTTTCTCGTAATAAAGAAGTAGATGAAGATGATACAACTAGTGATGACTATATCATGGAACAGTTTAATACACTAAAGAAACTACGGGCAGGTATGAATAATGGATGAACTAACACCCCTTATGGATGGGCCAATTCCCGGTCAATCTCTTACAACTGAAATAGGTTCTCGGCCTTGGCAACAACCAGCTAAGTTTAGTACTGTAGAAGATACACTAGAGCATTACGCCACTAAGATTACAGACCCTAAGATAAATGACTCACTGTTAGATGCTTTAGAAATGGGTACACCAGTAGCATCTATTGCAGAGATTGTGGTACAGTCTGGTGCTATGGAAGGTATACATACTATTGATGTATCTATACTTGTACTGCCTGTTATCATGGAACTCATTGCCTATGTAGCTGATGAAGCTGAGATAGATTATAA